CATAACCTTTATTTTTATTATTAACCTTAACTACGTGGTGAATATACGAACAATATCTGTGGTAGCCAAATATTTATGCAATTACTTTAAATGTTTTTTTCATACAATCATCAATATGAACTGTGGTAGTTGCTTTATTAGCACCCTGAATTAAAACATTATTACCTTGAATTCTTTTAACTTTGAATGTATCATTTCCAAACCCAAAAACACCAACTAAATCATCTACTTTTATCATAACCTTTATTTATTTATTATTAACCTTAACTTCCCCATGAATATACGAACGAGTTTTTGCTTCTCCAAGCATTTGCGCAATTGCTTTTACCCTTTCTCTGTACCTATAAATCCAGGTATTTTTTCTAATGGATTAGATTCTTTAACTTCAGGCTTTACAATTGTAACATCTTCATATTTAATTTTACCTATTGTCTTTTTACCTAACATATCAAATGTATAAAGTGTAATACAAGTAGGACCAAATTTTTGGACATTCATTGCTTTACCAAAACTTGCATTTTCTGTAATGGCAAAACTTCTTTCATCTGTCGTATCATGACTATAAACTTTAAATTCTTGGATTCTACCTAAAACATCTTTATGACCACAAGTGAAAACAATATTCTTTTGTGTCATTAATTTTTCTCTAACTACTATATTTTGATTTTTTTTATTCATAACCTTTATTTTTTTAACTTACGATGTGAATATACGAACCCTACCTCGGGTAGCCAAATATTTACGCAATTACTTTATGGATTTTTTAAAGAAAATAAAATCCTAGATAATCTATTAGGACCAATAGCAAAACCCTTACTAGATATTGTTTTTAATATTCTGGTTTTAGGTGTATCAATTCCTATTTCTTTAATAATTTCAATTAAATCCTCATCTAATATTTTAGCTTTATTGGGTGACCTATCATATTCAGGACAATCTTTAACCATATCAGTAAAGTAATTATTTATATTATTTTTATCCCACCCTATAGAATCTATATTTTCTAAAAAGTGTTTTATTGTTATTGCAGTTGTAGTAATTTTATTACCCCCTAAAACATATCTAAGTTTTAAAGATGTTTTTAATATGTGGGGAGTAAAATGTTTTCCTTTAGTATCAGGAGAAAATATATAAAGATTTTTATTATCAATAACAGGTAATAAATCATTTTTTATTGCTTTTATATATGAATTAGAAGCATAAAGTATAAATTTATCATTAGGATGACTTTCAATTAATTTTTTAACTGAATTATCTTTATCATAACAAGTAATAGCATCCCAGTATTTGGTTGGGTTTAATCCTATATGTCCTATATAATCTTGGCTATCGGGTTTAAATGACAAATTGTAGGGTTTTATTACTTTGTTAGATGAAATTAAACCATTTTGAGCTGAAAGTATCCAAGTATAATCTACTTTAGATGATATTGCTTTAACTATATCCCAGTATCCTCCTTTATATAAATCAATAGCAGGTGCAGGTATGCTTAGTTTTTTAGTAGCACAAATTGTTATAAAATGAATCATTATATTATAGGTTTTAAAAGTCTAGTTATTACGTTGTAATCTAATGTAAAATTGTAAGGTTTAGTAATATATTTGATACCCTTTTTAGTTATATATTCTCTATATTTTGTAGTACCTGCTGTTCTTACATGAAGAATTTGGTCTTCACTTAATAATTTAGCTTTACTTTTAAATTTATTAGCATTTCCTTCACACACTAAATTACGATAATAATTATACTCTTTCTTTATCTGGGGAATATACAAATTTAAATCTATAATTCCAAATCCTAAAAACTTTCTTTTCAAAACATTTTTATTTTTTGATAATTTGATTATAAACATTTTAGATTTATCTAAAACATGAGAAGTTTCAAAAGTTTCGTCTTCAATAGTTGAATAACTAACTGATGTTAAAGACATCTTTTCAAGTGCTTTTTCACCTGTATCATTAAATGTAACGGTTTTAATCTCCCAACCTTTAAAATCCGGTTCAGGTTTATTATCACCTCTTTTTTCTGTAATAATCCATTCAAATATATCTCCTGCTAATCCTTTACTTTTTATATTAGCATTTTCAACCCAATCTTGGAGGTCATTTAAGTTAGAATCTTTAAGTATTTTATCTAAACTTTTACCTATTCTTTGGTTAAAAAATTTTATTTGTTCTTCAGTTATTATCATTTAATTTAAAATAATTTACACCTTCTTTTGTTGAAGATTGTTGCCAAGGCAAATTATGACCCATTAATTGGTCTAATTCTATAGCCATTTGATTAGACACAAGATAGTCAATTGTTGTTTTCATTACTACTATCAAAATGGTAGTGGGTCATTAACAGTCCAAGTATTAACTGATTCAGGTTCACTAATATTATCTAATGATTGTGTAGTTAAACTTGCATAAGGACATTTTACAATGTCTGCTACTCTTAAACCATCACTTTTAAATTCTCTGTGTATTGAGTTTTTCATATTATGAGCTTGCTGTCTTGCTTCATAATCATTTTCAGCGTAAATGTATGTATCAATTACTACTGCATATCGTTTTAAATTTCTCATACTGTTCTTTCTTTACCGTGTACTACTTTTACTGTTGGAAATCTTAAGCTAATACCACCTTTATCATTGGTAGTTTCTTCAAAATATTGCACTGTTATTATTTTACCTACTATTGAGCCATCCATATATTGTAAACGTTGTTCTTGGCTCCAACCACTACCAACTTTTACCTTATGACCTTTATGCATTATGTAAACTTGAGCTAACATTTGAATAGTTTCTGATTTACCATCTCTAACTACTTCATGATCATCAATATCAAAATCAATAACTTCATATTCAGCATCATAAAATTTCTTTACTTTAACTAAGTTTTTACTTCGTTTACCTTCATATCCAACATCTTTTCTCAACATTAGCCCTTCCCATTTACCATCAGCAGCCATTTGCTGCCACATATCAAAATGTCTACCATCTATAATAACTGCTTGTTCAGTATAACGTAAAATATTTGTATCAATATTATCATCTAAAAATGATCTTAGTGTATGTAATCTATCACTTAATATTTCTTTACTCTTTTGATTATTGAAATCTCTAATATTTAACATATCAAACATCATATAAGCTGGATTTTCTATTTGATGGTCTTTACGTCTTAATTGCTTCATTACACCTTGAAAATCTTCATTTCCATTCTCATCTACTAAACAAATCTCACCATCAAATACAGTATTGATAATACCTGTTGCTTCAATAGCATCTTTAACTTTATCCAATGTAGTAAACTCTTTGCCCATCCTAGAGTATAAAGTGCATTTACCATTTTCATCTGTAATAGCTAAACATCTTACACCATCTAGTTTTCTTGAAGCATACCAATTATCTTCCCAATTACATTCTTCTTTATATTCTTGAGCTAATGCTACTGAAAATGTAGGTATTAATCCTGGTATTGCTTTATTTATTACTTTGGCTCCAGCTCTAATGCCTAAATCCTTATCAATAATCTTGTAAATAAGTTCATCACCATAACCATTTACTAATGCTATGGCATCATGACCTGTTACAACTCTTTGATTTAATCTGTCTAATACTTCAAATACATTTTTAACGTTTTCAGCTTTTAAATGACTATTCTTAATACAAGTTTTACTTGTAACATAGTATTGTTTAAATGGATTATAAGTGTATTCTAATATTTTATGGATGAAATCACTACTATTTTTTATAATTTCTACTTTGTCATTAGCACTACTTGTGCTACGCATTTGCTCAATAAAACTGTTTAATTCTGTCATAACCTTTATTTATTTTTTATATTGTAACTGTAATTCCAACCTGTATCCTCATCTTCAATTTCTTGCTTCTCAACTTTGTAACCTAATTTATCAAATATAGCATAAAATTTATCTTCATAATATAATTCATTCCAATAGCCAAATCTAAACATAATGTATTCTTCACCATCAAATTTATCATATCTTGCTTCAACTTGGAAATCAGATGATCCGTAATAATCTTGGACGTCTAATAATGTTTCAAATTTTAATCTCATAACCTTTATTTTAATAAATCTTGAATAATTAATTTTTTAAATTCTACACCAACACCTACCTCATTAGCTTCCTTTTGAGCTAATTGAATAGCAGCATCTGCTTTTAATCCACTAGTATAGTTTTTACTTTTAAAACTATTAAATATATTTTGAGCTTTTTCTAAATTTGTCATAACCTTTATTTTTTTCTTAACTTCCCCATGAATATACGAAAGAGCTTTCGCTCTTCCAAATATTTACGCAATTACTTTTATTTATTATAAGGTAATTTATAACCTAATTTTTCACAACCTTCTTCAAACTCCACATGAAGGTTATTCATTTCATAATACTCATCCCAAGTAATAACTGGGTTATCTGAATTTATAGTACAACATAATTCCCAATCATATTGAGATTTACTATTCCAACTCTTATTAACTTGATTTTGTATTTTTTCTATTTTATTCATAACCTTTATTTATTTATTTATAACCTTAACTTCCCGGTGAATATACGAACAGTATTTCAGGTAACCAAATATCTACGCAAAAATCTTCCAATCACTTTCACCTTCTATTGCTTCTAGTTCAAATGGATGATTATCATATTCATATCCTTCTTCATCATATAATCGCTTCATTTCATCTCCATCTTGAAGGTAATGGATATATTCATGTATTAGTGTTTGGATAACCCATTTTTCATCTGTTGCTTCTGGGTAGTAAATCCAAATGGTATTTGTTTCACGCTCAAAATCAGCTGCAGGCATGAAATCACCTTCAGCATTATCTATTCCTGTAATACGAGCCCAAATACTATGATGGTAATCTACCTTGGGTGCTTCACCATTAAACTTGGACTTACCATAATACGCTTGTATAAATGGATAAACCTCTTCTACGATATTTTTAACTTCGTTCTTATACATTATGCTATATTTAAAAGAATAAATTTAACACCTAACCAACCAATATAAAGCATAGTAGCAAATGCAATACTATCAACTAAACCTTTAAACTCAAACGAACTATTATATTTTTTAATCAAATTTTTCATAACCTTTATTTATTTATGCCCTAAATATACGAACGGGGTTTGGCTAAGCCAAACCCTTTCGCATAAGTCTTTAAATTACTTTGCAAATTCTAATGCAACATCAAATAACTCTTTATTAATCTTTTGATCTTGTTTGAAGTTTTTGATTTGTCTAGCTTTTCTAACTTTAGTACCAGCAATATATTCAAAATCACCATCAATGATTTTTTCTTGTACTACATTAAATACTGACCATAAATCATTACCCATATCCTCATCTCTAGTAGGATTAAGTAGTTCTTGAAAATCAATCTTGATTCTTTTTAACTCATCTTCTTTGAATCTAGTAGCTATTGCTTTTTTAGCAAAACTAACCATTTCATCTTGACCAAGCTCAGTTGCTTGCATTTTATTCATTGATTCAACAGTTAAAGGTAATTTTTCAACCATTTCTTTAATCTTAACCTGTAATTCCTCAAATGAATAACCCATATGTCTCATTTTAACATCTTCAAACTGTGTCGTTGAAATAACTAAACCATTTTCGCAAATCATTCTAAATAATCCAGCGGTAAATGTAAATGCATTTTTACCATCATGGCTATTTGTTAATAATACTTGTGGAAAAACTGTATCACCACCTTTACCATCAATCTGAACATCTGGATTTCTGAATACTACTAAATGCTTTTGGAAACCGATTGTGCTATTTTTTCTAGCTTTAACTTCTTTAGCATCAACAACGTCCCAACCTAATGTTCTCATATCGTTAATTACTTTACTAGTAGGAATATGTGTATAATGTTTGGAAACCTCATTACTTGGTTTTTCATTAAATACACATGGAGCTTGCTCTGCAATTTGAGCATCATTTAAAAATTCACTTTTTTCTAAATTTAACATAACTTTTATTTTTTAATTTATGATGTTAAGTACCTCTTAACTTCCCGGTGAATATACGAACAGTATTTCAGGTAGCCAAGTACTTTACCGGAAGTCTTTAATTACTTTGAATTTTCTTTATAGTCAATGATAAAACCTATTAATACTAATATGTTTAAACCAAATGATACTATTATTTCATGTAAGTCTTGATATACATTCAGTGATAGATGTATATGACCTAGTACCCAAAAAGGTATAGCCATTTGTTGACTATACCATATTAAGGCAAATTTGATAAATTTAGATAACTTTGTGATGGTCTAAAATTAATAATTCTTTCATCTCATCAGCTAATTCTGACATTGATGTCATATACTCTTTTAATGTGTATACTTTACCACTTGTACCTGTTGGTACATGCTTTTCTCTTAATATACTTCTAATTAAATGAGGTAATGACTGGTAATATCCTGATGTTGATTGTGTTTCAGCTACTACTTTTAAATAAGTATGTGTTGTTTCATCTATATGAATTTCATAAGGCAATATTAGTTTATCCTTAATTAAACACGTCCTTGTTGTACTCCCGCTTGGTCTTCCTTTTCCTGCCATATAACTTTTATTATTTTGTTTATCGTTAATATACGATTATTATTTGGATTTTCCAAATCTTTCTATTAAATTATTTTCTTTAATAATCCTTTTTAATGCTTGAGGATAATAAGTTGCCTCAGCATATTGTTTATTTAATAATTTATATAATTGTTTTTCATTCTTACATTTATATGCAAATGTAGAATACCATAAAGCATAATCTGAAACCGATTCTTTCCAATTATCATAATATGCATGTCCATATTGAGTACCTTTAGCTAAGTTAAGTCTAACTCTAGCTTCTTTCATACCAAATAGGTTATTGTTTTCTACAAATATCTTTGATTCAAAATGTCCAGTTTCTAATATTGCTTGAGCTAATACTATATAAGGGAATTTGAAATTTAGTTTAGATATTTCTTCAACTAATTTATCTTCATTAAATGAATTATGTTCTTCTATTATCAATACTTTTTCAGTATCAGTGATGTATTCCTTTTTTATGGGCGCACTTGATACTCCTAAAAGTAGTATTGATGTTACGAATAAAAATGTTAATTTAGTGAATCTATTTAATCGAAATATTTTATTATATGTAAGAGTTTTCTTGTCAAATGTATATAATTTCATATGTTGGTTTTGGTTCATACTAAGATATAACAAAGCTAAAGCTCATTGCAAATAAACCTACCCCAAATAACATACCATGGGGACCTATAGGAATAGTAACATTTGGATTATCAAATCTAAAATTACTATTTCTAGCGCGTACTATTTGTACTGTACTTATTGTAGTAAGTGTTGCGCCTATGATAAATACCAAAGCTCTATTATTAGCTTGTTTTCCTGCTACAAATTTATTTTGGGGTTTATCTAAATTCAATTCAATTCCAGGCAGTTTTACATCGTAGCTAGCCATATCTTGGCCACTTACTACACTAAAACATAATAAAAATAATAATACTATAGCCATAATAAATGCTAAATCTCTTATTTCTTCTTTTACCTTATTGCTTAATTTCATGTATAACCTTTTCTTTTTTTATTTTTATTTTTTCTTATAGTTTCTTTAATATATTCCACTATAAACATTGTTCCTAATATCATACCAGCTATTAGAATCAGACCAATTCTCTCTTGCATTTTCTATATACGTATGTTAAGAGATTAAATGGATTATCCAAGCTATTAATCCGTTTACCTGCAGTGCAACTAAATTCCATTGTTTACGAACTGCAGTTTGGATTAATACACAAATAAATCCTGCTATATATAAAGGTGGAGAAACTGTCCATTGAGCTGCTATTAATAAACCTGCCCCCAAATAACCTACTCTTGCTGCTAAACGTTCTTTAGGTGTTAGTTTTCTTTCTCTGACTAGTATTTTCATCCAGCCTTTTTGGATTAAACGTTTACCATTTTTTAATTGTTTTTGAGTTAGGGCTATTGTCCAACCTAACATAAGAATAACATTTAATACTATTAAAATTACTATTTTACTTGTTTCCATTCTTTTTTTATCATTTTACTTTTAATATTACATTTACTGTTGAATACATTATACCTCCAAGTATTACAACTGCAAACATTATTTGATTAGGTATTTCATTTTTAGTTGCTAATACAAATCCACTTAAAAATATTAGTTTAAGGAATAAACTAGCATATACTATTGAATAACCTATATTGTTAAACTTTTTAAATAATTTAATTAATAAATTTGTTAACACAACCAAAAACGTTGATCCTGCTAAACCATAAGCTAATGATATAATCATTCCTCTTCTATTAATTCAGGCCAATCATGGTCTTCTAAAACTTTATCATGTGATAATTCAAAATCAACTTCATCTAAAACTTCTTCTTGTAAGTCTTCATCACCTGATTTCCATTTTTCTATTTGTTCTGGAGTTAATTCCTCGGTTTCTTCCCATCTGTAATCAGTGTAAGTAACCATTTTTCTTAATTTTGCCATAACTTTATTTTTATTTATTATTAAATTGGTTCACCGTCAGTAATTACTAACTCATGACACTCTTTTAGAAATTCTTGTTTAGTTTTATAAACTTCATCATAAAACTCTTGTTGTGTTTCATCATAATCTTCATCCTCCCAATCCATATCATTAAGTGGATTATCAATATAATCTTCTTCTCCCCATATACAAGGAGTTCCATCTTTATCTTTTTTAATAACAAAAGCACCTACTGGGTCATATGATTCATCTTCATATAATACTTCAATTTCTACATTTTCATCTAATTCAGCACATAACTTATATAAGTGAATATAAAACTCTTTTGGTGGATACCAAGCTGATGTAAGTGAAAATTCACCTTCACCTTGAACATCTTCTAAATAAGTCCATTTAGGGCCTATATTATCATTTGCCCAATCATACATTACTCCTCCACCACTTCCACAGTCAACATCTTTATAAAATGCCTTTGCAAATGCTGTTATACCATGAGTATCATTTTCGATTTTTTCTTCAGCTTTAGTAACTAATGAATCAACATATTTTAAGGTGTCATCGTTAGCTTTAACTGTAATCCAACTTGTTAAATTATTTGCCATAACTATATTTCTTTAATATCTAATTTTCTAACTAAATCTTCCCTACCTGGGTAAGCATTTTGAAATTTTCTAATTTTACTGAATGTTAAATCAGGAATAACTCTAGACACTCCACTAACTGGGTATCCTAATTTATTATAATTTGTAATTGAAATTTTGTACCTATTTTTCATAACCGTTTTGGTGGGAATATACGAAAAATATTCATATAAGCCACATTATTTTTTAATTATTTAATACTCTTCCTATCTGGTTAGTAATACATGACCTTTTAAATTACTTTCTTCACCTGATGAACTATTTATTAAATCTATCTTCCACACATATGAACCTGGTGATAATGGTTTGTTTTGATATGTACCATCCCATTTTTCATTTAAGTCATTAGTACTAAACATTAACCCTCCCCATCGGTTAAATATCTTAAAACTGTAGTTTTCTATTTTATCACCAATAGGAAAAAAACTATCATTTATTCCATCTCCATTTGGAGTAAATACATTTGGTACAAAAAGTGAATATTCACCTTCTACTATTTGAGTTCCATAAACCGTATCTGAACAACCATTCTGATTCTCTACATACAACTGAATATAATACTGTTGTGCTATTATCCTAGAAAAGTTATATATTGGATTCTGTACATAATCACTGCCAATCATTGTATTAGTACTATCATAAAACGTCCAATCAAAATATACTACATCTGAACTAGATGTATCTACAAACTGTACTGTAGGAGTTAAAATTGAAACAGGATTTGGTGAAGATGTAAAACCTGCTATAGGGTTATCATATACATTTATGTAATTAGTATAAGTAGTATCATTTACACAACCATCAGAATTTGTAACTTCTAGAGTAATATGGTATAATCCTGGAGTATTGTAAACCGTTATTACAGTATCTAAATTGTTGGAATAAAACCCATTACCTAAATCCCAATCACAGCTTGTTACTTGGGATACATCTGTATTATTATAAAATAATATTTCTAAAGGTTCACATCCCTTAGTAGTATCAGATGAAAGTTTTACATCAGGTAGATTGTACCAACTGATTGAAATGGAATCAGTAGATAAAGTACAGGAAATATCATTTGTAAAGTAAGAAATTACTGTGCAGTTTTGATTAATGCTATTAGAAACATTATCAATATTGTAATTTAATGGACTTACAAAAGGTGGGTTAAATATAACTGAGTCCCCAGAACAATCTTTGACAACTAACGAACCAAAAAGAGGTGCATTAGTAAACTCTATAGTGCCACTAATATCATAAATAGTTGATAAGGAATCACAAGCTATAACATCAACACTAATTGAAGTTATATCGCATTGAGGGGGATTTAAGACATTGCAATCTGTTCCTCCTGTGCCTCCGGATTGTGTAAGAGATATATTTTGAATAGCATTTGAATAATTGGTAACTAATAGAACATAAACTTCACCTGCAAGGGCATTATTGATTGAAGGTGTTTCGATGTTAGAAGCAGAATAACTACACCCCTGTTGTAAACCAGGAATATTGGGAACTATATCAGCAGCAGAATAAGAATTACAATTAGCTATAGCATTTGCCAAGTTTGGAAAAGGGCCCCACATAATAAAATCTATATCTAGAACTGCAGTAAGAGTCATTAGAATATTACCTGGTTGGGATATTTCTAGGTAATACCAAGCTGGGTTTGGAGTAGTAAATAAACAACCATAATCATTTCCAGGATTAGAAATACTAGCAGCTGGAACACCACTGTTGGCTTGAAAGGTTAATCCAGTATTTGTACAAATCCCAGACATATTTACACAGTCTATATTGTTTTGACTGTAGGAGTTAAAATAAAAGAGGATTGTGATAAATGTTAAAAAGAGTCTCATAAGTATTTAATTACTTAACGCTCTTACCTGAAGTACTGTGTCAATCATTTCTAGTTGATTTTCGCATTCTATTAGTTTGAGAAAATCATCATTTATGTTTGATAATCCTATTTGGACTTGTTTGGATTGTTCGAGTTTGATTAATTTAAATGCATCTAAACGATTTAACATGCAAATGTATTTTTCTTGTTTTAAACTTAATCTCATTTACCTTTTGAATCTTTTAATAGTTCAACTAAAATTTTTAAATCAGATTTAACTTCAGCTAAACTGACTTTTAGTTCTTCCATATTTTTAGACATTAATTCATGTCTTCTCTCAAAGTTTGTTTTAACTTCTCTAATACTAAAAAAGAAAAATTGATATAAAGCATATAAAGCCCCTATTGCTATAACTAAGGATAACCCAAATTCTTTAACTAAATTTAATACTTCTTCCATCATAATTTCCTCCCCTTTTTATCTACTTTAATCTCTCTAACTATTACTTTTGGTTTTCTTTTTTGTAGTGCCTCTAATTGGGCATTTAATTCAGCAAATCTATCATCTGCTTCTGTACCATCTTGTAACATTGATGAAGTAATTTTGATTTCTTCTCTTAATAAATCTTGCCCTTCTTCAATCATTTCAATTCGTTCCTTCAAACTTAAAATCATTTGCTCATTCCACTCTTCTTTAAGGTCATATTCTAACCTTTCAATTGCGGCTTTAGGTTCGTTTTTTGCTACCTCTATATCCGCTTGTAGTGTATAATACATCCCTACGAATGTGGATGTAATCATAATGATTGCTACTATTGTTTTGAGATCGATTTTGATTGATGTATCTTCTCCTATTTTCATACTTTTATGTTAAAAAATTAACATAACTTTTATTTTTCTTTATTTTCAGTAGATTTTTTTCTTCTACCTACTTTGTTTTTAGCGTTTACTAAAATTCTTTCTTCCATTCTAGCTAGTTTTTCTCTTAGCTGTATGTTTTCGGCTATTAAGGAATCTATTTTAGATTCTAATTCGCCTATTTTGTTTTTTAATTCCTCTATTACTTGTGCCGTAATTTGGTCTTTAGTGGTTTCATAGGTAACTTTCCTTTCGGATTTAAGTTCTGCCTTTTTTCCATCTAAGTCCATCTTCTTTTTGATGATGCTCCATACTTCTTTTAAACCTAAAGCTGAAACTAGTGCGGTAACCAACACTATTAAATCATGATCTCCCATTTATATAAAAATTAAAATTTTAGTTATAACGATTATACATACAGTAATGTATGTTTAACTTAATCTATTTTTAAGATTTTCTCTTAAAGTATTTCTTAAGGGGTTTTTTGTAGATATTTCAAACATAGAGTTTATTTCTTGGTCTAAAGCTTTGTCTTCACCACAACGACAATCTCCACTACACCCGCAATCACCTTCATCTAAATCTGATTCATTCATAGGTAAATATTTTTGTCTAATTTCAGGTTCTTCTAGGTGAATTTGAATTCTATCATCTAAATACTCAGCATCCTTAGCTTCGTCTTTGGTAAGTTCATCTATACCAATAACAAATTTAATTAAATCTTTACCATATGTTTTTACTAAGTCACCTAGAGTTTTTTTATTAACTGATTCATCCATTCTTCCTCTCTGATAATCAGTCATTCCATCTTTCATATCATCTGAATAGTCACCTTGGCTACGTCTTGTATAATCTGTTTTAAATTGTTTTTCTGTCTCTCTATTCGCATAACTTAGCATCTCTTGCTTTTGGGCAATACTTAATTCCATCCAAGGTTTGCCATACTCATCTCTTGCAATCTTATCCCATTTTTCATCTACTTCATTCATTTCATCTTTAGGCTTATACTCATCATACATTTTATCTAAATCTGATTTGTATGCTAAAGCTCTTGCAGGTACTTTTATTTCATCTCTTTTACCTAATATAGCAGAATCTTCTAATGGTCTAATGTAAACCATATTTCCATCCTTTCTCATGATTATATGCTCTTCTCCATCGTATATTACAATGTCTTCATCATCATATTTTTGATTTTCTTCTAACATAGCCATACTTAATTCAGATCTTGGATCCATACCAATAAAATCATCTGATACAGCAAATAATTCAACTACACCATTTTCTAAATCATTAATATCTAAATCTTCTAAATCATAACTATCATTAAGTTTTCTACCTATGATTTCCATTTGTCTTAAAGCTTCAGCTGAACTTAATCTTCTAATTTGACCTGCCATTGTTTCTTTACCTAAAGCAATTCCTACACCTGGTCCTGTATCGTATTTAATATATGCAGATAGGAAATTAGGATTATTTTTATCTTTTCTAAAACTTGGTTCAGATATTTTTATGTATGAGTCTTTATTCTTTTTGAATCCATCTTCATTCAATGGATTTCCTAAATGAGCTTCTCTAATAAGTTTTTTAAAATCTTTCATAAATGTATATTATATGCTATAAATATTCAACTACTTCTGCTTCTTGCACTGTTTCGCAAAATAAGTAATGTGTTTTATTACTTAATACATGATCACAGTGATATATAGTTTCCATAAATTCTTTTATCATGCTTTTATCTGGGAAATTGTGGTGTCTAATTTCTCTTAGTATGTTGTATAGTTGTCCTTGGTGATGGAAGTATTTCATTTCCAGAGTACTTGAATGCAAATTAATATTAATGCCAATGCTAATGATATAAATGTTTTTGTTGTAATACCTTCATTAAAAAAGTGATTAACTAATAAAGCGTAAATTACCATTCCTATTCCAAACCCAACAAATCTTGCGGGCCATAATAAACCATCTAAACCCATTACTGTATATTTAGTAGCCCATATAAAAAAATAAGAACATGGTATTCCTATTGCTACCATTATCCATTCGTGTTCTTTAGCCCAGTCCCATTTGAATTGACTATTCAACTGAAACCAAGCTAAAATATGACCTACCATCATAAATAGCACTCCATATAGTAAGTTAATATTCATATTAACCTAATAATAAATTATTATTCTCGAGTCCCACTTTCCAAAATCTCATTAACCATAATTTTCTGGTTTTATTTTCAATAATAGATTCATCACTGAACTCATTATTTTCCATAGAATATGTAGCGACCATTGCTATCCCAGAATCAAACCAATCTCTTGCTTCATCCATTTTACCTTCTTTAACTGCTAATTGACCTTTTTCCCATGCTTTAGAAATTGGGAACTCTGTGTTTTTATCAAATTTAATCATAACTTTTATTTATTTTTTAACTATTGTGTGAATATACGAACTTTATTTCAGGTAACCAAATATTTACCTAGAATGGTTTTTATTTTTTCTAGATGAAAATTGCTTACCTCTAGCTGTGTTTTTACCATCAGCACCTTCAATATCCATTTTTTCAAACGTTCCTATTGTTAATTCTTGAAGACTAAATCCAGCTGCTTTAACTGCTTTAATTACATTTGCAGGAGTTGCATAATTGCCTGGTAATAGTGATTTATTTGTCTTATTGTGTTTTGCTATATATCTAATCATAACCTTTATTTTTTAATTTAACGAGTTAAGCGTTTCTTAACTACGTGGTGAATATACGAACGAGTTTTTGCTTCTCCAAGCATTTACGCAGATTTCTTTAATTTTTCAATCTTTGCTTTTAAAATAGAAGCAGTGCCTTCATTTCCCATTTGTGTGTGGAAATCTAATAACTGTTCTAATTCTTTTATTTTATTTAACATAACCTTTATTTTAAAATATTATTATTTAAATGCTTAATTGCATTTTCAATTTCTTCTTTTTCAACATAATCGAATAATCCAAATTTTAAACCTGTTTCCTCAAAAACTAATTTAACATAATTATCAGCTTCATCATAACTATAACCTTGATTAAACACATGCTTTCTACACTCTTCAATTTTTTGACCTAATTTTAAAAATATCTTCATAACCTTTATTTTTTTAACTTACGATGTAAATATACGAACAATATCTCAGGTAACCAAATATCTATGCATAAGCCTGCAGAAGCTTTAATACTTCATTTAATGCAGCATGTCTATGGTTGTCTTTTAAAGTAACAGCATGTACAAATTTTGAACTTTTAACTTTAGGAACATCATGTATAGCTGAGTCGTTACTAAATTTTAAATCAATTTGTTGTGGGTCACCTGTTAATATCATTGTAGAACCTTTACCTAATCTACCTAATACCATTCCTAGTTGTTGTTTGGTTAAGTTTTGAAACTCATCTACTATAACACAAGCATTTTCAAATGTTCTACCTCTAAAATGTGATAATGATACTAACTCTATAGTTTCATCACTTTCCATCTTTTGTAGTATGTCTGGTTTATTGTATACTTTTCTCATATTAGAACGGATTGGAACTAACCAAGGTTCCATTTTTTCTTCTAATGAACCAGGTAGAAAACCATTATCTTCATTTGATACTGTAGGTCTTGTTATAACAATTTGATTAACATTTCTTTTAAAGAACATATCTAATGCTACTTGAACTGCTAATAACGTTTTACCACTACCTGCTTTACCGATGATAAAGTTATAGGGGTGGGCTAAAATTTCAGCTTTTGCTGTTTTTTGTTCTTCAGATAAGGTAATACTAAATTTAATATTCCCTTTTGGTGGGGTTTTTGATATATTTTCTGGCATAATATTAATATTAAAATTCTAAACTTACTCCTATGGCTTTTGCTGCTATTTGCATTTGTTCTTTATATGCACCCTTATAAACTTCCTCCTTAACAGGTAATAATTCATTTTGAGGGATTTTAATACCCATTCCTAAACAACCATATGAGAAAGCTTCTTTATGCCTTCCCGCATTATTAAAAATAGAGGCTATTATCCATAAGGGTTCTAATCTACTTTTTCTAAAATTCCAACATCTTAAAAAATCATATAAAACTTCATTTTCAAAATGTTTAAAACTTTCGTTAAGTCCTATTTTACACATAGCTATATGGTATAAAGACCAAAAAATTTCTTCTTGACTTATTTGATGGTTATCTACTATTTTAGTTCTTAAAGTGTAAAATTTAATTGCTTTTTTATAATCACCTGCTTCTAAATAAGATTGACCTAAATAATATAAAGTTCTTGTATCCTTTGGGTTTCTTTTATATTCTTTTAATAATAATTTAGCATCTCTTAAAAATTTATCTTCTATGGAGATTCCATGAGATTTTGCTCCCCCATGGATTTTAGGAATAACATAAATATCATCTTGAGATTGATTTTTAATGGTATTAAGTGGAAGATTAGGAATTAAATAATTATGGATTACACCTTCCCATTTCCATCCTAAAAAATTATCATTTTTAATATTAATTATTCTATTAGAGGCAAATACTTTAGTAGGTAATTTTACTTTTATTTGATTAGCATCTCCTAAATTTTCAAATATTTTTTTACTTTTATAATTTAAAACTTCATCAGCATCTAAAATTAAAGCATAATCTGCTTTTCCTATAGCAGGTTCTAAAGCTAATTGTCTATTTACCCCAAAATTTTCCCATTTATGATGATGAACTTCACCTTTAATGTTATAACCATCCATAATTTCTTTAATTAATTCAGGTGTACCATCTTCTGAACCTGTATCAGATATTACATAATATGAAATAATATCTTTAATAGATTCAAAACATTTTGGTAATGTTTTTGATTCATTTTTAACAATCATGTTTAGACAAATAGTAGGTATCATTTTTTTCTTTCTTTTATAGGTTGGGTTTTTAGTAAATGGTTTTTAAAAGTATCTTTTTTTTCATCTGGAATATGGTGCCAATGCCAAGCTATTGTATTTTTTTTCTCTTCAATTTTTTTCTCAAGATTACTACAACTTTGTTCAAATGAATTAGCCATTTCTTTATCAATATAATCTTCAACTTTAATGTCTACATCTAATGCTTCTAAAATTAACCCTACAGTATCTCCACTATTATATAAAACTGAAATTGATTTAAATCTATCTTCATCCCCAGTTTCTCTATCTGGGTGGTAGATTTTACTTAGTTGCTTATATAACTTTTTTCCAGGTTTATCTTCTTTAATAGTTTCTTCTTGTTCTTCTTGCTCTTCCTTAAGATTTTCTATTTTTTCTTTATTGATAGCCTGTTGCCTTATTTTTTCCTCATCAGGGTTATCTTCAAAATCTTGATTGAATTCTTTAACATATGTTTTTAATAAATTGTTAACATCTTCAAGATCTTCTAGATAAAATTTATATTTATGAATCCACTTCTTATAAGACATATTTCTCTTTATATTTTTCAATAAAGCTTTCTCCTATGGATAAATGTAATATTTCTGCTTTGGAGGGAACTCCGGGCAATTTATCTCTTTCAAGACCATCTATAACTTCATCTACGTTTTTAGTTTTATAAACTTTCATTTTGGTTTTAGCGTTTGAACGGTTTGACGTTTTAAATACTAATACTGTTGGGTATACATATGACTTCTCTCTAGGCATGTTTATGTTTTTTATTAATAAAATCTCCCTCATCTATTGATTTAAATAAATGACAATATTTACAAATTAACTGGTAGTTAGATGGTTGTTCACCTTTTAATGTGCCCTTAATTTTTGGGTTAATGTGGTCAACATCCATTCCTTGTACTATATCTTTTAATGTACGATTAGGAAATCGCTTTTGCAAATCATCTTTACAAATTTCACATATGGTACCTTCCCCTTTTAATATTTTTTCTAGCTTATACATTAACCAAGGTCTTGATGGGGCATTCCTAACCCATTCTTTATATTTGTTATGAGTAGAACAAAACTTATATTTTTGAGATTTATTATAAAACTCTGTTTCTATATTACACCAACTGACTTGACACATCTTTTTCCTTTTTTAGGACCTTTATTTTTTTTAGTTTTAATACCATTCATCTCATTATAGACTTCCCAATATAAAGACGATTGTTCTTCACAATAATATCTACCTTTTTTCTTCATTGTTTGATTTTTTCCAGTGCCATGCACCTGATCCAATATAATATTCTTTAATGTATCCTAATTTTTCCATTTCATCATCTGCATTTGTACCATTTCTCTTAGCGGCAGTCATTGCGTAGTAACTATCTAAGCTCATATTATTTTTTATCTTTCTAAACATTTTCTCCATCCCATATTAACAGCAAATATAGCATCACTTTTACTATTAATATACTTAAGATTTTCATTTTTAACTAAATTATCTAAAAACTTATTTTCTACCCATTCTTCTGTAGAAGCATTTAATTTATTATGCCCCCAATGTCTAGTTGTTTCTTCTATTGCACTTCTTAAACTTTCTTTTACATGCCAAAAAATATTGTAACTTCCAATATTAGTTCTTCTAATCCATTTATCCATTTCATCAGGATCATTAACATTGGGAGCTTCTTGATGACAACGATTACATAAAAGCCTATAATTGGAAGGAATATCTTCTCCCTCTAAAGCCGATGGTATAACATGACATTTTTCAGTATTTTGACCATCATGTCCACATCTCCAACAATGAGAATGCATTTCTGAGGCATCTACCCCATACCCACACTCATTTATATTTTTCCTTCCCCATTCTATAATCTGTTTTTTAGTAGTTTTCATACGTTTTCTCATAACTTTTATTTTTTAATTTTTAACTCTAGTGATTTAATATGTTTACAACGTCTGTTTTTAGCCATCCATGTGCCGGGGCAATCACAATGATACTTACCTGAATCTGGGTAGTATCTAGTTGTATACTCAATGTCACTTGAACTGCTCTTATTTGTTTCTATAATTGGGTCCTTTCGTTTTACAACTTTTGGTTTGATATTTTTAATATCATCTAATGTTGTTTCAGGATGTACCTTTTCCATTGATGGTAATATAAACTTATCACCATTATTATCTGTGTATAGTGAGGCACTCAAATATGGGTGCTTCATTTCATAGTAAAATCTTTGTACATTTACAAATTTACCATATCCAGATGGGTTGAATGAAAATTGTGAGGTAGGACTATGAACTATCCTAGTTCTTAGATTACCATGCTTGTTTAAATTTTGAAATTTGAATAATGCCATACCTTTATTTTAATGAAAAACTCTACCTGATTCATAAGCTTGCTGTTGAATATACTCATCTGCTAATACATCATAATCTGTACTATCACAAACATTACAGCCTTTATTATTACATGCTCCACAATTTACAACTGTACCTGCTGTTCTAGCAAATTCAATCATTTCATCACATATTTGATTTATATTTTTTACTGAATTTCCTCCAAACATTTTATCTAATTCACTCATAACCTTAATTTTGACGTGAATATACGAACAATATTTCAGGTAGCCAAGGAATCTATGATAGAAGTTAATTCTTTTTCAGCTGTTTTTTTATCTAGAAAATCCATTGCTTTTTTTATTTCAGCACATTTTTCATATTCTTCTTTTTTTTCATATGCCTCTAAACTTTCTTCTAGTGTGTGGTGGAAATCTTGCTTGTCAATGGTAATGTCATATACAGCATCTTCGTCTGTGCTTATTATACTTAAAGCATGGTGGTGACGTTTTTTACTTTTTAGATTTTTTAATACAGTACTAACTAATGCTTCATATACTCTAAAATCTTTGGATTGAATTAATTTTTCAAATTCTTCTGCGTTTTGTACTTCAAATTCAGTTGCCATGTTAAAATAATTTTAAAAAGTTAGTATCTATCTTTTTCTCCTTAAGCTTTTGAAACTTTTCGTCTTTTTTAAGCATTTGCGTAGCTAATTTTTCTACATGCTTAGCCTTTTGCGTGTCAAAATCTTTTACAATTTTGTCATGTTTCTTTTTTTTAAGTAGAGGTTTGACTTTTCTCATCGAACATAAATATATGAAGATAAGATGTTCCTGGCAAACTATCTGTATGATACTAGATTGTAGGGGTCATCATCGTCTATAGGGTTTTCACCATCTAGACCTAACTCCTTTAACCTTTTCAAATGATAGTCGTCTAGTTGCATATCTACAGCATCTGTAGTTTTAGATACTGAGAGATTATCCTCTAATTTTTTAATGTCTCTTTCTGTGAATACCTCACCTATAAATAAAAAATAACAGTTATAACATAAAAATTCAATGTTATTTAATCTATAGTTTAGTTTATTTTTATCTTTAAAATGTAATATTAAAGGTACTTTATGGTCCGTTACTCTATGCTCTGTAAATCCACAATTACCACAACATTCTTCTAAATAACCCTCAGTTGTAAGTCTATATTTTAATTTATCCGGGGAGAATGAAGCAGCATTTATTCTACCCTCTATTATATCTAATAAGGCAGGGTCTTTTTTACCATTAGTTAAAAATTTAGGTATACCCTTACCTGAGGGGTTCAAATGAACTTCAAATAAAGTTTTACCAGATTCTTCATCTTTATACAATTTCATGTATTTTTTAAGATGTTGGTAAGAGCAATTTAAATAACGGGCAGCGCCAGCTACAGATTGGGTTTTATCCATAGCATTCAAAATTTGTTCTTTTGTATAACTTTTTGCTGCTGGCATTTATTTGTCTGTTTCTACTATTGTAAATGGTCCTTGTAGGTTTCTACCTTCAGTTTTGTTTGGAGTTATTTCTGTTTTAGTTTTATTTTCCATTTCTTCATATCTCTCAAATTGCTCTTGTGTCATTACTTCTAAATCAACCCATGTATGGTCACCTGTTCCTCTCATTACAGGTACTCCTCTTTTAGCTGAAACTGTAGAACAGTTTACACATACATGAAAACCTAATTCTCTTCGTTTTACTGGCATTGGGTTTCCACATTTTGGACATGCTATCATTTCTAATTTTTCCATTGTTTTTGTTTGATACATATATTAATCTTTAAATAACTTTAATTTTTTACACACATTGTATACTTGTAATGGTGTTTTTGCTTTATGTCTTTTACCTGTTTTTTTATCTTCTATATATTGTTCATCATCTTCGATTTTGGCTCCGTTAACATACCAAAACATTACTTCACCTACTTCTAAACCATAGTTTTCATATACTAAATCTTCTATGGTTTGAAAATATAAATCTTCATACATTATAAGATTTAAACCATATTCTGTAAATATTTTATCAGTGCGTTCTTGCATGGACACTAACCTATTTAATATAGCAATAAAAAATGCTTTATGTTTATTTTCATTTTTTTTAGAACTTTCTTCCATTTGAAGTTTTAAACCCCCAATAGTAATAGATTTTTTTGGTTTTTTATCTTTCATTAAAAAATATCTCTATAAAAATTATTATTTGGAATCATTTTATTTTGTATATCATTTGCGGATCTTTGATAGTATTGTTGTCTTCCTGGGATAGGGTGTTTTAATGTTAAATTGTTTTTTTTATTTCTTAAATAACCTACTATTAAAGGATCTTTATGTTCACCTAATTTAAAATTGTATTTTGGGTTTAATTTAATAAAATTCTCTAATCTCCACCAATAATCTGTATCACCTGAAAATCTTGTATTATCATAATACCCTAAATAGGGAAGTATTTTTTTAGAATAAAAAACATTTCCTTCACTTGTTGTAATGTGAGGTTTACCATTTTCATAATCTACTTCTTTTGTCTCATACCACATTCTTATGTAAGTTGTTTTTAAACCTACTGTGTTAGGGTTATAGTTTAAAAAATCATTAATTTTGCTTAACCTTGTTAAATCCATTGAATCATCTGCCCCAGAAAAATTCCAATAATCCCAATCACCATTTAAATTAGCTAATAAAGCTTTATTAATACTATAATAACATCCCTCATTTTTTACATTATATAAAAAAGATATTTTTTCATGGTTTTTATATCTATTTAATAATTCTTCAGATTTATCAGTTGAGGCATCATCAAGTAAAACTAAATGCCAATTTTTATATTCTTGTTGAAGGACACCTTCTATTGCTTCCTCAAAACACTCTCCAGGATTGTAGTAAGGTATTATTATTAAAAATTTTTTATTTTCCATATTTTAGAATATTAATCTAATAACTTCAAATGACTCAGCCAAATTAAAATTAATCTGTTTACCTCTAATCATCATTAAAGATTTTATATATTCTTCACTAATATAGTTTCTAAATGATTGAGATTTGTACTCTAAAATAGAATCTACTTTATTCTTTAAATCTTGTTCTTGAACTTTAATAAAACATCTATTACTAATGTCTAAATTATTCCAAGGTAATTCATACCCTAATATACTTGTTTTTTTAAAGGCTCTTAATCCCTCTTCATAAATGGTTTTATGGTCTTGATGAATATCAAAAGAATTATGAATTAATACTAAATCTGGTTGGAGAGTATTATTTAATCTAACCATATCTTCTAAAATATCTTGTCTATTTTCTGGGAAATTTCTTACTTTGTATCTTAAGGTTTGGATATTATTTTGTGGTATTCCTAACTTACTACCAGCTTTAATTATTTCTTTTGAAGTAATATCATTAGGGAATTCTTTTGGGATTGATTCTTCACATATTGAGAAAGCAACATAATGTACCTCTTTACCTTCTCTACAAAATCTTGAAATTGTAGCTCCTGCTCCTATTTCCCCATCATCTGTATGAGCTCCTATTACTAAAACCTTATTAAAAATATTAGTTATCATTTATTATTTTTTAAAAATTTAGCAGGGTTTCCTGCCCATATTTCATTATCTGGGATATCTTTAGTTACTACTGCGCCCATACCAATTATAACATTGTTGCCTATTTTTAATTTTTGTCTAATTGTAGAATTTGCTCCTATAAAACAATTTTCTCCTATTTCAACTGAACCACATATTACACTTCCTGCTACAACTAAAGTGTTTTTTCCTATGGTAACATTATGACCCACATGAACTAAATTATCTATTTTTACTCCATCTTTAATAATAGTATCATGCATGTTCCCTCTATCAATACAAACATGAGAACCAATTCTAACGTTATCTCCAATTACTACATTTCCAAAATGAGGAAAAAATACTAAATCCCCATTTTCATCAGGTTCAAAACCAAACCCATCATTTCCTAATACTGCAGATGGCTTAATTTCACAATTATCTCCTATTATGATTTTTGGGGGTAATATTTCTTTATCTTGTAAAGATTTTATAAATTCTAAGCGTTTTTTATTCCCCATACTACCTTTTGTTATATATTTTTTCTATTATTTCTACTACTTTTAATCCTTCTAAAACATTAGTAGTAGCAACATTTTGTCCTCTTAATGTTTCTACAACATTTTGAATAATGTAATGATGATTTGCAGCACTACCCTTATATTGTCCATAATCATTAGGTGGGTTTGATGGTGGCAGCGTAGGCATTTCATAATCTTTAATATTACAATATTCAATCTCATTCATATACTGCCCACCAACTTTAACACTTCCTTTACTTCCAATAATAGTAATGCTACTTTCTAAATTACTATCCCATACTGCAGTTGAATAATTTAAACAACCCATACCACCATTTTTGAAATCAAAAGAAACTATTCCTGAGTCCTCAAAATCTGTAGATTCTTGGTGAGTGAAATCATTGAATTTTCCTTGAATATTTTCTATATCTCCAAACAACCAATACATGATATCTATGAAATGGGAAAACTGAGTGAAAAGTGTACCACCATCTAAATCTTGGGTTCCTTTCCATCCTCCTTTTTTATAATATCTATCGTCTCTATTCCAATAACAATTTACTTGAGCCATAAAAATATCACCAATAATTTTTTTATCTACTATTTCTTTTAACCACATACTTGGTGGAGAATATCTATTTTGCATTACTGCAAAGACTTGTTTATGGTTTTGAAGTGCAGCATGTAATACTTTTTCAGATTCAGATATTTTTAAGCCTATGGGTTTTTCAATGATAACATGCTTATTATTTTCTAATGATTGTATTGCCTGTTTCGAATGTAAACCATTTGGAGTACAAATACAAACCACATCTATTTCTGGGTGGTTGATTAACATATCTTTTATGTTATTGTAAAAACTTACACCCTTAAAAGATTCTAATCCTAATTCGTTTTTATTTTTTACATCACAAAATGCTATTAATTCACAATTTTTATTATTTAATACCATACTGCTGTGTCGTTTGCCTATATGACCAACACCTACAACTCCAAAATTTATTTTTTTCATTTTAATTTATTTAATAAGGTTATTATTTCATCTGGGAGGATTTCTACTAAACTTTGTTCAGGAGGATAAAATCCTACAGGAGTGTGATAAAAATTATTTTGATTGGAATAACATATTTTTCTATCCTGGGAGATTTTATTAGCTCCATCTGTATGGAGACCTTTTTGGTTGTTTTCGAATTGAAATCTAGGTTCTATAGTAATTTGTTTTCTAATCCAATTGTCAATATGTTTGCTAGGCCAAGGTCCTTTTAATTTTTTTATATATTCAGTTTTAGTACACATAAATAACCCTGTTTTTGAATTACCATTAGATGGTAATTTATAAGTACTAGTATCACCAGTATTTACATTATAAAATAACCCTTTTTTAACATCAACCCAATTATTTCCTTCTAGTATTTTTTGATGGGAGATTTCTAAACGATTAGGAGGTGAATAATTATCTGATGCAGCTAAAATAAAAGAATTTCCTAATGCTACCTCAGATATTAAAACCCATTTTTGAGATAAAGGAACCCAATCTTGTAAAGTTATATATTTTATATCTACACAACCTGCTTTTTTTAACCTTGGATAATAAGAAAACAACGTTTCTTTTCCCATCATGTTTGGAGTTTGTTCTTCACAAACTATTAGTTCCCAAGTATATTGGGTTTCTTGCCTACATAAGCTTTCTAATTGAAGCCAAATTATATCTTTATTTTCCCAAGTAGGAAGAGCTACAGTAATATCTATTTTATTTTCTAACTCCATGACAAAGATAAATTTTAGAGGTTCCAGAGATTTTAATCTCATGTACTAAATTAATTTCTAGTAAATCTTTATATCTATCTACAATTTCATTAAAAGATTTATAATGTCTAACATGCCCCCTTGAGTCGTAGTTTGGTACACTAAATAATATATTATCGTTGGTTTGTAACTTACCTAAAATTTCCCTATCAAAGCTTATATGTTCTAAAAACTCAAAAGATGTGTAGAAATTATGTTTTTTATCTATTTTAATTTCATTTAAATTTTGTACTTTAAAAGACATATTTTTTACATTTTTATTTCTTTTTATCGCTTGTTCTATAGCAACTACAGAAAAATCATAACCCGTATATGAAACGTCATCCCCATTTTTAAATAATGACGCAAAATGCCCTGGACCGCAACCCAAGTCAATTATGTTTTTTATACCCTTTTCAATTATATAATCGTATGAATATTTCCAAGTAGGATAGTAAGACTTTATTTCTTTAGCCTCTTTTAGGTAAAGTTTTTCAAATCCACCTTTTTCGTAAACACTATCATAAAATTCTTTATTTAATTCTTCACCCATTTTTTTCTATTTTATATTTTCTTTTTTTCAATGTTTTGGTATCTTTCATTTTGCATTTCCTGCCTGTCGATTGTTTTATTATGTGTAATACTCCATTCTTCTGATAAAGGTAAAGTAATATATGTTTTATAACCCGAAATCATCCCATGTACTTGGTGCCCTGTCCATTTAATAGAGGAATCATTTTTATATATTCTTTTTTGTGAGTCTGGCCAATTTACCCATCCTTTTTCATTTACACCCCATCCCCATTTTTGAATATGTTCCTGGGTTAGTCCTGCTACTAAATTCTTCCTAGGAGTAATAAATACATCAGCGGAATTAGATTCTAATACTGCTTTTAAATTTTCAACTAAAAACTTTTCTGGAATTTCATCTGCATCTAGTTGGAAAATATAATCCCCCTTACATTTGCTATTAAGATAATTTTTATTTTCTAAAAAATTTTGTTTAAAATCAAAAGGGTAAGAGGTACAATCACTTTTGTATTTTTCAAGTATTTGTTTTACTTCATTAGTTACTCTATTTTGATCATAAACAATAACTATTTCATCTTCACTTTCAATAATATCTTTTAAATAAGTAATAAGATTTTCTAATTCCTTATCTTCATTACAAACAGTTAAACCGTAACTTATTTTCATATTTTGTATTTTTTTATTTTTAACTAGGTAATACCCCAATATACGAAAGAGCTTCCATAAAATCACGTTCCTCAAATTGTTTCATTGTAGTCATGTCCATTCTATATTCATAATATTCTCCTTTTTTTCCCTTAATAGGAAATTTTTCTTTTTCTTCTTCTGGTATTTTTACTGCTAAAACAGAAGCCCATTTCCAATTATCTGTGGTTGACCCATTTGCAAATACCATTCCTTGTTCTAATAAATTTACTGTTGTAGGGAACCATACTTGACCATTTTTATCAGTAAATTGTAAGTCTTTATATAATTCAGGTAGAGTTTCTAACTGTTCATCATATAATTCTTCACCTTCACGTAATAAAGTGTTTGATTGAAAACCACAACCATAACAATAGTGGTTTTTTATATCTTGATTTACTTCTGTGATGTAACATGCATCAGATCCACATCTATCACATATTCCTAATTTATCTGATTCCATTTTATGTTTTTTGTAGTTTAGGTAATTTTAATTTAATATGTTGGGGCATATTTCCAGTTTTTTCTTCTAAAATACTACCCAATTTTTCTTTCATATTTGTATAACTAAAATTTTCTTTAACAAAATTTCCTTGTTTTTTACTTTTAATACTCCAGTCTTTATAATTTAAATATATTGTTTTGAAAGCATTATTTAAGGCAACTACATCTATGTCAAACCATTGAGATTCTTTAACTAACCATTTATTAGCTGCACTTGGATGTACATTGTGTAATTTCCCTTGAATTAAATAACTCATATCTGGTTTAAGAAAATCAACATGACCTGACCAACCTGAAGCTATTATTGGTTTTTTAGTTTGTGTAAATTCAAGTAATGGTCTACCAAATCCTTCTCCTTTAGTAGCACTTACCATACATTTTACTTGAGGGTGATTATATAATTGGTTCATTTCCTCATCAGTAAGGTCTCCATGAATTAGATAGATTTTAGGTAGTTTTCCTTTTATTTGAGCTTTAATATTATTTATCTTTTTTAGTATTTGTTGTCTACTAGAATAAGAAGCACTTCCAGCACTTGTTTTTAAAATTAAAGCTGGTTGTTTTTGTTTATTTTTAAAAGTTTCTAGAAAAGTTTTTATCATTACTCCTATATTCTTTCTATCATGACCATAATCTCCTTGAATCCACATTCCAGTAAATAAGAAACAAAATTGTTCTTTAATCTCAGGTAAGTCTAATTTTTCTGTTGTTTTTTTATAAACATTTTCATTAAAACCTTCAAATAAAACCTCCATTGGTAGGTTTGGATTTACTGTAATAGAACGTTTTTGACCTGTTCTATTATCCTGTTGTTCCCATTTACTAGCTTTAAGAACTCCAAGTGTATGTTTAGATGAGCCTAATATTAAATTCATTTTATTACATCCTTCTAACCAATCCGCAGGTGCTAAATTAGATTCAATTCCTGCTGTAATGCCAATATTAAATTTTCCTTGGGGCATGAATTCATTAGGTATTGTTATTTGCACCCAAATATCAGGTTGTGGTAATTGTCCTGTTTCAGGGGTTATTAAAAGAGGATTTAAAAAACCCCACTCTTCTTCATGGTCATCTATAAAACCCCAAGGTGTATCTCCCCATCTTTGAGGTAATACTCTCACATCATATTTTCCTAATTCATAAAATGCTTTAACTACATCTCTACCTCTTGCTCCATAACCCGAATATGTGTCCACAGGACAACTTACTATAACTGTTTTTTTCATATTAATATATTAAATTGTGTGTTTGAGTTCTTAAAATATCTGCTTCGTCTGTGTCTATTACTTCAAAGACTTCCCTTGGCTCCCAAGTATTAAATAGTTTATTTGTAACATCAATAAATCTTTTACCTTGATGTTCAGCTGTAAATCCTGCTTCATCACTAATTGCCCATTCTCTACCTTTAAGCCCAATTTCCTTTCTTTTTTCTTTACCTAAATCATATACTTCTCTTATTCTATCAGCTGCATCTTCAGGTTTACATCTATCATCCCAAATATATGGAGTTTGAGGTGATCCTTGGATTGATCTAGAAGTTGGGTAAACTGGAAATGCCCATTCACCATGGTTTTTATATTTCCCAGTATTATTAGAAGGTACTTCAGGAGAAGGGGTAAACCATTTCCTTTTATCATCTGCAAACCTCATTTGGTCTTGCATACCTCCTGTTGAATTGGCTATAATAGGGTTACCTGATAATATTCCTTCTGTTAAGGTTAATCCCCATCCTTCATTTGATGTTAAAAGTATTTGGCAATCTGTTATATTGTATAAATGTCTTAATTGATTTATTTCCCATCTTTTTTCGTCAAATATAACAGCTTTAGGGTATTTACCATCTCCAAATAATAATTCAGCTACAGCTCTTAAATCAGTCCCAGCATCAGTTACTAATTCAGTATGTAATAAAAACCTACACTTATCAGCTTTTTCTTGTGGTAAACCATCTAAAAACATTCTAAATGCCCACAATGTATCTGGGATTTGTTTTCTTCTAATATTCCTAGAGTTAAAAAATAAACAAAAGTCTATTTCATCATTTCCAAAGAAATGTTTTTTCATATTTTCTAAATCCTTATTTTCTTCTTTATTATATTCAGATGCAGGTTTGTAATTTGTATGATCTAAACCGTGTGGAAGGTATTCTATAATTTTATCTACTGCCTTATCTCCTAATACAATATTATTAATATTTACTGTTTGTTTTGAAATTCCCATTAGTAAATCACAAGACTCATAAAATTCTTTATTATATAGAGGGGCTGGATAATCATCCCAAATGTTTAAATATATAATTGGAATGTTTTTTCTAATTTCATTTTCAATAGCAAATAACCAAGCAAAATATCTAGGATCTGTAAATAACATTATAGCATCTGGCTTTTCATGTTTTATTAACTGTCTGACTAATGTAGAATCGCTATATCCATGTACTGGGTATAATATTACACTTGGATCTTCTACTCCAGTTTCTTCAGATAATTGTTTATCTAATGATAGTTTTTTTCCTTTATCTGGGTGGTTAATGGCTCCTGCAATTTGAACCCAATTATAATGTTGGCAGGTTTTTTTAACAATTTGTTGAGCTATTGTTGCTACTCCTGAGTGTACTCTAATATCATCACATATTAGTAGTATTTTTTTCCTATCTTCTTTAGGAAGGTACTTATAATCTTTATTCATTTTATAATTCTAAGTTGGTTTGATTACTAATCGTTTTTCTAAAATCTTCATCTGTAAGATACAAATAAATGGCGCGGTCGGCAAGTTTCTGGAAGGAAAATTTACGTTTTACGCACTCTATTTTAAAATCTTGAAATAAATCACTTTGGATTTTAACACTGGTTAGTGTTTTGTCTTTTTTATTACTCATAATCTTTAATTTAATATAACTTTTTCATACAATACATATATACAACTTTAGAAAGATGCACCTAACCCGCATAACTGTTTATCTTCTTTGTAGGGACAAAATGTGCAATTCCATTTTGATGGGTTAGGATACATTGTCTTTGTTGTATGTTTATTTTCTATAAAGCATTCGCTCATAAATTCTTCTATTGCTTTAGTTGCCCTACTTGTTTTTATCTTACCTGAAGGTGGAGAATACATTTGAAATCGTTTCTGTGGGAAATCTCCTTCTTCGTATACTTTCCTTCTGGTAATGAAGAACTCAATATCAATATTTTCTATTGGGACTCCAAATTGCTCTGCAAAATATTTTTTATATAGTATAAGTTGGAATTGTTTATCTTCATCGTCTTTGACATATTTTAATTTCCAACCATTGGTAGATGTTTTAATATCTATTATTTTAAATTTATCTAGTTTTTCATTATACATTACAATATCTAGATAACCCATGAATAAAACATTAGGATTATATTTCATAGGAGGCATTAATATAGGTGTTTCTATCCCTACTAAATGCCAACCTCGTTTTGAGAAATATTTACCCCTGTGTTTTTTTAAGTAATTTAGTATTTCAACTCCATCTTGATAGAATTCACTTAATTCACCTGCACTGGAAAAATGTTGGTTTTTATTCTTTTTATATTCATCTTGATAATGGGCCCTAAGTTGGTCTTTAAGCATTTCATTGATATCTTCTCTATCAGCTGCTGCTGCACTTGTTTCATACATCGTTTGAATGTAATGTTGAAATGCTTCATGTAATGCTTTCCCAAATACTGTGTGGATACTTGGTTTATACATTTTATGGCCATCTCTATATTGTAGTGCCCATTGTTTAGGACATTTCTTCCACATTGTATATTGTGAATATGAAATGTTTTTTTGATAACCATAGTTCATCTCCCTTTTAGGAGTTTTTTGGATTTCCTTTACTATTGCAGGTATCTTAGCCATTTATTTTTTCCACTTATCACGTCCTACTAACATACCAATTATACCATAATTAGCTACATCTATAAACGTGTCTTCCATTCCTTCACCTTTAACAAAACTTCTACCATTAGTAAGTAAATTTCTTAATCTAGATATCTTGTCTGTTAATCTAATTGCTAAACCTGTTAGTGAAAACTTCTTATCATTTTCATTGGTTAAATCTCCTCCTAATGAAATGTTTTGTAAACCATAATCCATATGCTTCGCTGCAAACATTGCATACATTTCATCTTGAATATCTTTAAATTCTTTAGATAATTCAGGGTATTCTTCTTCAAAAATAGTAATTGTTTGATTTATCTCATCTTCGATAATTTCTTTTATCTTTTCTGCTTCCATAATTAAAAAGGTAGTGGGTGTTCGCCCCAATATTTATTTAATGTTTCTAATCTATCATCTGCATCAGTTAATAATGTTAGTGCTTCTGTAGCATCTTTCATAAAATCATTTACTGTGTGATCACCAATTCCTACTGCTTGGTTTTCTAATAAATCTAATGCCATTATGGCTTTTGCTTTATCTGCATTTGCTTGTGCAGTTAATGCTTCTATAACTTTACTTTTTTTCATGTCTTCATTACGTTTTGATATGCCTGTTCATATAAATCTTCTCGTTTAAGAGAAGGGTAGGCATTTTTTAAATAGTAAATTTCTTTAAACATTTGTTGTCTTTTACCATGCTCTTCTGCACTGTATAAAAGTTCTTCAAGCCTACCCTCGTTCATTTACTTCTCTTTTTTTACTTTTGGTTTTCTTTCCTTAGTTACTTCTTTAACTTTTTCAGGATTTAGACCAGTTGGTTTTGGAGCACTTGCTGCTCTGTTGTTAACAGTTACTTTTTCTTTTCTTTCACCCTTAACTTTTTCTGGTTTGTTAGTGTTAACTGAAGATGATGCTGCTCTGTTAGTAGAGTTACTATTAACTGGAGTTACAACAACTTTAGTTGTTTTTTCTTCTTTATTAAATACTGTAGGTTTAATAGGGTTAACTACAACTTTAGTATCTTTGATAGGTCTAGTGTTTTTGTGTCCTTTTTCTTGTGCAGAAAATGAAACAGCTACTAAAAACAGTATACCTGTGATTATTGATTTTTTCATATTATTTATTTTTGAGGAGTTTTTTTATTTCTTTTTCGTCTTTACCCATTTCTCCTAATATAATGGGTATTTCTTCTTTAGTCATTACTGCAATATACGAAAGGGCATCTGTTGCTCCAACTTCATAGTATTTTGCTATATCTTCTACTAAATCTTTATTAACTGTTTCAGTTTTTGATTTGACATATTGTAGCCAAACTTTCTTTTTAGGTAACATTTCTTTATAAAAATTATATATTTGTTTTTTCATATTTGGTAACATACTTTGCGCGTAATCTGCGATTTCAACGTAATATACATGCATACTAACAAATCTATGCACCATATATGAATTAAATTTTTCCCAGTCGTTATCCGTGAATTCTTCAGCGGATGTCTTATACAACGTTATATGTTGTAACCAGCAAAATATATTCTTAATCTTGTCCTTTTCGTTCTTGCTCACCTTTGTATACCCAGATTCCTATTAAAACTAATCCTATTGCAAATGTAATTCCTACATATATCATATTGTAATATCTTTATAATCCTCTCTAATTTCTTTAGGTAAAGAATCCGCTATTATTTTTTTAGTATCTAAATCATAAAATACAGGTATTGGAAGCATTGCATCTTCATCTGTTCCTGCTACGAATTTTGATACTTTTCTTAATACGAATGCTTGACCAAATAAATGCCCACCATCGAATCCCTCGATTGCAGTTGTATTCTTAAAATCAATATTCATTTTTTGTTGTTGTGGGTTATTCATATCACTTGTGGTTTTTTAATTTCAATTATTTTTGCTAATGCACTTGCTATATTGACTTCCTTGTCAATACGAAAGTTAGAATGATATTGATGCTCATTCAAAACTATTGCTACACTTCCTTCTCTACCAATGGCATATTCGGAGGCATGATCAAATAATGCTCTATATAATTCTTCAAAATCACGTACTTGAGAATCGGCTATTATCTGTCTTAATTTTTTAAAATCGGTTTTCTTTAGTTTTAATTCCTCGATTATTTGTTTGATATAGTTTGATGATACTAAGATTGATTCATCCACTACTAGCTCATTATTTTGAGTTGATAGCTGAATAGTATTTAGCATCTTTCGTATATCCGGATGATGTTTATTAACTATGTTAGCAAGAGCTTTGATTTCAAACTTTGTTTCTTCCTTGTCTAGTATCCCTTTTATGTGTTTTGCTACCTCTTTTTTACTTGGTGGTACTATTTTTAGTACTTGACATCTTGATTGAAGCGGATCTATTATTCTTTCTACGAAATTACAAGTGAGGATGAAACGTGTAGATCTTGAAAACGTTTCTATTGTATTTCTTAAAGATGCTTGTGCTTGGATGGTGAGAAAATCCGCCTCATCAAGGATGACAACTTTAATCTTTCTAAACGATATAGTGCTTGAGAAACTTGTGACTTTATCCCTAATAGTTTCGATACCTCGTTCATCAGAAGCGTTGATATAAAGGTAATCACATTCCAGATTATTGACAATAAGTTTTGCCAGAGTCGTTTTTCCAGTACCAGCAGGACCATAGAATATAAAGTTTTGAATATCATCTTGGTCTAGATATTTTTGTATTTGAGTTTTAATATGTTCATTTCCTACATACTCTGTTAGGTCTTTTGACCTATATTTTTCAACTAAAAGTGAATGTTCTTTCATAACCCTTTTTAATATAATATACGAAATAAAATTGAGAGTCCCAAATTGGGTTATTTATTTATTAATTTTACTAATCTAGATTCTAACTTATTAAGTTGTGAATCCATTTCTCTGTGTATGTTCTCAATTTCTCTTGTAGTACTATCGTACATCACATTTAATTGAGTTGTTTGTTCTTGATTTACATCATGTAAATCTTGATTTACCTGTTTGAATCGATTTGAAACCCTAGTAACAAAAACTGCCACTAAAGTAGTTAAACCTGATCCAATCAGGGTTCCTATAATTATATCTAAATTTTCCATAAGCGTTATTTTTTAGTTAATTTAGGACTCATCAATTTTAATACTCGTCTCCGTAAATATTGTATTTCTTTATTGGTTCAGGTTTGACTTCTTCTTCTGTTGTTTTAATAGCATATAACTTACCATCTAAAGGAGCTAACCTATATTCGCCCTTGAAGTTACTAACTCCTAAATAAGCTTCCAAAGCATCTGTTAAAGATTTGTGAATAACTTTTTTTGAATCATCAACTAAAGACCACCTGTCTCCAGGTGGTACTCTTGTTGCTATAACCTCATTTCTTTCTATAACTTCTGTTTTCATATTTCGTCTTTAACTACTGTTAGTAAACAGCAGAATGTTAAAAATATTATTTTTATAATCATAACTTTACATTCCCATTCCCATCATTGCAGCTGGGTCAATTTGGGGTTGTTTATTTTCGTTTGGTTTTTCTACAATAGTAGCTTCAGTTAATAATATTGTTCCTGCTATTGAAGATGCATTTTGTAATGCACTTCTAGTAACTTTAAAAGGATCAATAATACCAGCATTTTTTAGATTAATAACTTCATTTTTCTTGATATCATAACCTACCCAGTCTAACTGATTTACTTCAGACATTAATTCACCTATTCTATCTTTAGTATAACCTGCATTTTGTAAAATTTGACCAAATGGTTTTTGAATGGCTTGTCTAACAATATCAATACCAAAATCAAAATCATTTAATTTATTAATTCCATCATTTTTATCTTCTAATGTTGAAGATGCTCCTAATAAAGCTGAACCGCCACCTGGTAGTATTCCTTCTTCAATTGCTGCTTTTGTAGCATGTAAGGCATCATCTACTCTATCCTTTTTCTCATTCATTTCAGTTTCAGTATTTCCACCTACATGAACAATTGCTACTCCTCCTACAAACTTAGACATTCTATCTTGTAACTTTTCCATTGCAAACGGGGTATCGGCTTTATCAATTTGTTTAGCTAATTCTTCTACTCTAGCAGTAATAGCATCTTCAGACCCTTTACCATCTACAATAGTTGTTTTTTCTTTAGTGATAGTAGATACTCTAGCTTCACCAAACCATTCCCAACTAAATTTTTCTAGTTTCATGCCTTTTTCTTTACTGAATACTTGACCTCCAGTTAGAACAGCTATATCATCTAATACTAGTTTTTGTCTATCTCCAAATTCAGGAGCTTTAACTGCACATACTTTTAATGAACCTCTCATCTTATTTACAATAAGGGTAGCTAATGCTTCATTGTCTATGTCTTTGGCAATGATTAAAAGGGATTTATTTGTATTTGAAACACTTTCTAGTATTGGTAATAATTCTTTTACTTGAGTAAAAGTATGGTCTGCTATTAAAACATAACAATCATCCAATGTAGTAGACATTGTATTATTATCTGTAACAAAATAAGGTGATTTATAACCTCTATCAAATTGCATACCTTCTACAGTCTCTAAATAAGTTTCTCCTGTTTTAGATTCTTCAATATGAACTACTCCTTCTTTACCTACTTTTTCCATTGCAGTAGCAATTAACTTACCTATAGTTTCATCATTGTTAGAAGAAATAGTAGCTATTTGTTCTAGTTGTTCTTGATTATCTACTTGTTCTGTAATAGACCTTAAATTATTTACTACCTGTTCTACTCCTTTATCAATTCCCCTCTTAATATCAACAGCATTTGCTCCATCATCTAATCTTTTTAACCCAGCTTTAACTATTTCTCTAGCTAATAAAGTAGAGGTAGTAGTGCCATCTCCAGCATTGTCGGCTGTTTTAATAGCTGCTTGTTTAAGCATTTGAACACCTAACTCTTCAGTTGGTTCTTCTAATGAAATATTTTTTGCTACTGTTACACCATCTTTGGTTGATTGTGGGTTTTGACCTGGTTTTGAAATAACTACGTTTCTACCATTTGGTCCTAATGTAGATACTACTGCAAGTGCTATTGTATCTATTCCTTTTACTAGTTTTTTTCTGGCTTCAGGGCCAAATTCTATAATTTTACTCATCTTAATTTATTGATTTAAGAGCATCAAAATCTTCCTCTGATACTTCGGTTTCTGCTAAAACATCCTCTACTGATGTTGTATTTTTTACTCTTGCTAATATTTGATTTTCAGAGCCAATATAATATTCATCTCCTTTATGTTCTAACTTTGTAAAACCAACTGTTGGGAGAATTACTTTGTCTCCAATTTTAATATTTGTTTCTACAAAACCAATTCCTGCTACTTGCCTTCCAGGACCTACAGCAACTACTGTTCCATGTTCATTTCTGTCTTTACCTAAATCAGGTACTACAATTGAACCGTATTGAGTCTCTTCTTCTTCTTGAGGTTTAACAATAACGGCATCGAATAATGCTTCTAATTCCATAACTTAATTTAATTTTACGTTTGTGGTTAATATAATAAAAATAGTTTAATAAGCAAACCTAGGATGCGGTTTTTTTATTTTATTGTTACTATTTTTGATTTTTTGTCTTCTGATGTTGGGATGAATAAATGGAGTAATCCATTTTCCATTTTAGCTTCTATCTTTGATAAATCAAATTTAGCTGCTATTTTATACCCTAATTTAAAAGACCTTTTTGCTAGACCTTTATAAATATAACCCTCATATGATTCTTCTTCTGATGGTTTATCATAAGATATGTTTAATTGATCTCCATCAATTTTTAACTGTATATCTTTTTTGGTTAAACCTGTGCAGGCAATCTCAAAATTGAGACCGTCATCATCATAGAATATATCTAGTGGGTGTGGTTGTTTGTTTTCGAATGTTGTTGGTTGAAATTTTCCTTCGGCTTGAAAGAAGTTTTTGAATAAAATGTCGAACGGTGTTCGCTCGTGAAATAATGTACTCATATCATTTAGTTTTGTGGGTGTTTAAACTACCCTGTTATTAAATTACTAAGCTCCCATTTTGGTGAGCTGTTTGTGCATCCTAAGTTTGCATCAATACATATATGAAAACTAAGAAATAATACCATCTTCTGTAGGAACCATATAATATTCGCTTTCTATAACACCATCTGTGAAATGTAAATACATTAAACCTGCGTTAGATATTTTAAATGTACCTTCATCCATATCTTTATTTGCGTTTAATATAGTCTTTAACATATTAGAGTTATATTTAATTTTCATATGCTCTTTGTTTATAACACCCTTTAATTGGTATGTTATCTTATTGTTGTGTCCTATTTCGTCTCCAAATACAAGTTCACATACATCCATATTATCTAAATCTTTTGTAGTAGTAACTAAAAATTGTTCTACTTCTGACATAGCACTTTTGGCTTTTAAAATATTGCCTATCTCTTCACTACTTAATTGTAATTCAACATACCAACCATCTACAGCTTTGGCTGTGCCTACTTTTCTAATTAATAGTGGATCTGATAAAGCATATTCTAAATTGAAGTTTAAATCTGCTATTTTTAGTTTAGTGATAATCTCCATTTGTCTTTCTAAATCTAACATTAAATCACCGTTACAAATTGAAATTAAATTAGCTAATTTTTTAGTGTTGTATATTGCTAAGTTAGCATCTTCCATTTGAAAATCGTTACATTTAACTGATCCCAGCACCATATTTGATGGGGCAACAAAATTAATGTTTAATTGTTTATCTTCAATTTCCCATTTAATTTGTTCTATTTCACCTAAATGGTATTTAGCTATTATTGATTGTAATAAAGATTTTGATATCATAAGTCGAAAAATTGGTTTATGTAAGGGTTTAAGTTAAGGTTCCATTCTAAATCACCATAAAACCCTTCTAGTTTATTTAGTAAAATGCTTTCAAATACTTTCTTTCTATCAGCGTATTGTTCAATGAATGTATTAATTTTTTCTGGCATATCATAGTTTAGGAATGCTATTTCTTCAATATGGTATGGGTTTGGTTTTAAATAAATCCATTTAACCTTAGTACCATTAGTAATTAATTCATGTTTACTATCTAATTTCCAAAATCTAAGTAAATCGTTATATCTAATAGCTGCTTTTACTGCTGCGGGTGCACCTAATTTTCTACCAACTTTATTTTCTACATGGTTAAATGTTGATAACATTTCTCCCTTTCTGGCTGGTTTACCTTGATGTTTACCTATTTGTTTTACTGATGTTGGATTACCTAAATCGGTTAATGGTATAGTTCCATCTAATACTTGCTTTTTAAATACTTTTACCCTATTATCTATATCATCTTGTGTTTCACCTTTTAAAACGTCTACTAAAACATCATTAAAAAATTTACCTAATAAAGGTGGGAAATTTGACTTTTGAAACTCTAAACCTTTAATATCAAGTGTTTCTTTTTCAACGCCTTCTTGTTTAGTAATCCATTGAGCATATCTTCTAGTTGCTCTAAAATAAGCTGATCTTATTACACATTCAGTTTTCATTTCTAACCAATGTGGTTTATCAAACCATTCAAATTGATTTATATTAAAAACATCCTTAGCTACATTATTGTAATGGTCTGTAATAATATCTTGATATTCTAAAGCTATATTTTCTAATTCAGTATCCTTTTCCTTATCAGACATTTCATCAAAATTAGGAAATCTATGTCTTAATAAAGGTTCAGCATGAAAATAGTTACTATCTGTGTCTACATAAGCACAGTAGTTAGTATCTTCAGGATCACAAATCCACCATGGTGTGTCTTCTAAATGCTTCATTCCCAATCTTCGTTTCTATGAGGTTTAGCTGGAGCTTCATATTCACCTTTACTATTTCTAGCATAGTCTTTTAAATCCTTTAAAATTTGAAATTTTTTACCCTGTATAGTAATAGTCCCTCCTTGTTGGAGCATTTTTCTAAAACGTCCTTCTTCATTCTCATTGAAATCTTTAGATATTTCTATTATTTCATCTTTTGACATTTTTACTCTATTTAAAAGTATAACATGCTCTTTTCTAATTGATTGTTTACTTAACATTTTTTATCTCCTCGTTCATTTTTTTATTTGCTATTAAAGCTGATTCTTGAATAATTCTTTGTCCCGAAAGTGTTATAGCTTTTGATAAATTAACATTACCATATCTAAAACTAGGTAATGCTGTTGCACCATATAAACTATTTAATAAAATTTTCATTGTATATTGTAGTAAATGATATTTAGCTCCTGCTTCTTTATCTCCAGCTTGATATGCTTTTTTCATTTTACCTTTGTATAATACTCTTTCACTAAACCATTTAGCTAGTATAGTTGATAGTACTGATTGTCTATTTGTAGCAAACATTGTACCATTTGCTGATATAGTAAATTGATTTTTATTTATAAATTTTAATAAATTTTCTATTGTGACTTCTGCTCTTTTACCTTTATTATTTTTAATAATCATAGTAGCATTTGGGTCCTTTAACTTTAAATCATTTAATCCTAATCTACTGTTTCGGTCATCAGCATCTATGATTCTTGCTTTTAATGTTTCTTTACCTATGTTGAGTGACATTATAATAGAAGGGTATAGTGAAGTTAAATCCTCATCAAACATATAGTTGTATATTCCTGCTTTAGGACAAAATAAATAACCTCCAGCATATCCTTTCTCTGCTTTTAAGTCTTTGTCTTTAGCAGGTGGGATTATATTTTGAGATAATAAATAAGCTGAAATAGCACCATCTTGGGTATTTGTATTAGCATATACTTCTTGGTAGTTATGTTTTCCTTTATGAGATAAGTTTTTGGATAAAGCTAAATATTCTAATTTTTTATCTAATTCAACTAGTATTTCAACATCAACAAAGTTATATTGGATGAATTTATTTATGTCACTTTCAAATAATGAATCTAAATTACCTTCATATTCAACCTTATTTATACCTGCATATTTCTCTCCAATAGCATCTAATTTCCATGATGGTTCATCTTTCCAACTAAATTTTTTATGTAATCTCATATAATCTAAAGATTCAACACCTGCTATTTGAATGTATTGGTCTTTAAACCAAGGTGTTTCTCTAACATAACCAATAGGGGATAAATGTCTAGCCCAATCTTCACCTAATACATTACACATTCTGTAATATAAATAAGGAATATCAAAATAATCACTATTGTATCCTACTATAATGTCAGGGTCAATTTCTCTAAATTTTTCTAAGAATTTAGCTAGTAAGTCACTTTCTGTTTTGACTGGTGTGATTTCTTTATTTCTAGCTTTAGTGTGTTCTAATTGATTTTTAGTGTCTAAAATTAATATACCCCATTCATCTACTTGTTTATCA